CGCTCTTCCGATCTGGTGTTTCCAACTCTACGATTTTTTGGAAAAAGGGGGATAAGAGTTTGGAAAGTTCAAAAAACAGAAAAACGAAAATCACAAAAATGTTTAATAAAACCATTGAAAATATGAGGATTCTCGGAACTTACAAGCTTGAATTTGAGGCCCCTGTGAGAAGGTACGCCGAGCTGAGGATACAGTATGATATTTTAACAGAAAAATGGTATGAGGAAGGATGTAAGATTACCGAAGAATATACGAATAAATTTGGGGCAAAAAATAATCGAAAGACGGCGTTATATCTTGCGATGGAAACAATGAGGAAAGAACTTATTGAAATGGAGAATCTTTTTGGGCTCACACCAAAGGGATTGAAAGTGATTAAAACCAAGGGGCTTGAGAGTAAAACAGAAAGCGCCTTAGATAGGGCTTTGAAGAATATAGGTGGATAAGTATAAAAATTGGGATGTGGTATTTGAGTATGTTCATGGAGTTCTTTCCAGGAAAATTATAGCCAACAAATATCGAATTAAAGCCTGTGAACGTTTTCTTCGAGATTTAGATAATGAAAAATATGACTTCAATCCTTCAGATGCAGAATTTGTTATAAATATCATTGAAAATACGATATGTCACCAACAGGGCGAGAAATTAGACGGGACACCATTGCGCGGTACACCGTTTTTTTTAACGCCTTTTCACAAATTTATTATATATAATCTTTTGGGATTTAAACACAAGGGGACAAAAATTAATAGATACCACGAAGCTTTGATCCATATTCCTCGAAAAAACGTAAAGACGAGTTTTGCTGGAGCTCTAGCTTATGCTCTTGGATTATTATACCGAATGTCTGGGACAAAGATCTACATTATAGCAGCGGCGTTAAAGCAAAGCTTAGAAACATTTGATTTTGTTAAATATAATATCCGGAATATGGGCGAAGAAGATGAGGGCGGTGGGCATTTTCACATTATAGATAACAATAATGAGCATTCGATCAGCGCCGAAATAGGGGGAGGCTATATGGAATTGACTGCATTGGCCAGCAACCCGGATGCACAGGATTCTTTTAATTGCAATATTGCTATTGCTGATGAATGCCACGCCTTCAAAAAACCAAAACAATACAACCTCTTCAAAGAAGCGATGAAAGCTTACACCAATAAGTTGATGATAGGGATTTCTACGGCGGGGGATGATCCAGTCGGATTTTGGGCCAATAGGGTTGCCTATGGGAAAAAGGTATTGGATGGGCGCGTCGAAGATGAACAGCTCTTTGTTTTCATCTGTGAAGCGGACCCGATTAAGGGAGAGAATGGAAAAGAATATATAGACTATACTAATCCGATAACACACCAGATGGCAAATCCGGCCTATGGATATTCTATCCGGCCAGAAGATATTTTGAGTGACGCCATACAAGCCCAGAATGACCCACAGCAGAGAAAGGATTTCTTCGCAAAATCGTTAAACGTATTCACTTCAGCGGTTGGGACATATTTTGACATGTCCGAAGTGAAGGCGTCGGATGAAAAATATGACTGGACGATTGAAGAATTGGCAAAGCTCCCAGTTACCTGGTATGGCGGCGCTGACTTGTCAAAAATGTATGACCTCACAGGTGCCGATATCCATGGAAGATATAAGGATGTAGATATAACCATCAGTCATGCCTTTATGCCTGTTTCTCAGGCATACATCAAGGCGGATGAAGATGAAATCCCTTTCTTTTGGTGGAAAGATGAAGGATGGCTTACACTTTGTGATTCGGAAGTTATTAGATATGATGATGTAGTGCAGTGGTTTGTGGCGATGAAAAAAATGGGATTTAAGATCAAATGGGTTGGATATGACAGGCGATATGCTAGAGAATTTAACCTAAAAATGAAAAAAGCAGGTTTCAGGATGCGAGATCAACTTCAAAGATATGTTGAAAAGACAGAGGCGTTCAGGGAGATTGAAAGACAGATCAAACTTGGACGCTATTATTATGTACACAATAAAGCTTTTGAGTATTGCATTGGAAATGTTAAAGCCGTTGAGGATTCGGACGATTTTGTCCGCTTTGAAAAGGTAATGCCAAGTCTTAGGATAGACCTTTTTGATGCAGATGTAATAGCCACAAAACAAATGTTGATTGATATAGAAAAATCTCAAAAGGCCAGTCAGTGGGTATAGGAGGAACTATGAGTAAGAATAAGAAAAAAACGAGGGCAGAGCCTAAAAAAAGTAATACATTTCTGTGCAATATGAGCAATTATGAAATTCTTTGCGGAAATGGATATGTAAAGCTATCGGAAAATCCGGAAATTATGTCAGCAGTAAATAAAATTGCAGATTTGATATCAGACATGACTATCCATCTGATGTGTAATACAGAAAATGGAGATGTACGGATAAAAAATGAATTATCCAGAAAAATCGACATCAGTCCGAGCAGGTATATGACGAGAAAAACATTTATGGCGGCTGTCGTCCGAATATTGCTTCTGGAAGGTCAGGGGAATGCAGTAATTATCCCAAAGACTAAAAACGGATTGATTGATGATCTGGTACTCATCCCTCCATATCAGGTGTCTTTTATTCAGGACGGATATGGATACAGGATTTTGTGCAATGGATTGGAAATGGAGCCAGAAGAGGTTATTCACGTGGTACTGAATCCCGACCCTGTTTTTCCATGGAAAGGGGTCGGATATAGAGCAACTTTAAAAGAAGTTGCAAAGACATTAAAACAGGCCGGAGAGACTAAAGACGGATTTATGAAGTCAAAATGGCAGCCATCGGTGATTGTTAAAGTTGATGGACTGACGGATGAATTTGCGAGCAAAGAGGGAAGGCATGAGTTGTTGTCGCAGTACATAGAGACATCGGAAGCTGGAGAACCATGGATGATTCCGGCGGATCAGTTTGATGTTATACAGGTAAAACCCTTATCATTAACTGATATTGCTCTTCCTGAATCTGTGAGATTGGACAAAAGAACAGTGGCAGCCATATTGGATGTGCCGCCGTTTTTGGTTGGTGAAGGAGATTACAACGAAGAAGAATGGAATAATTTTGTCAACACAAGAATTCGGTCTATTTGTACAGCGATAATGCAGGAATACACAAGAAAGCTCTTGATCAGTCCGGAATGGTATTTTAAATTCAGTATTCATTCGATCTATTCATACGATATCGAAAAATTAAGCCGGGTTGGAGACGACAACTATACCAGAGGAATCATGACTGGAAATGAAGTGAGAGACTGGTTGGGATTATCGCCGAGAGATGGGCTGGACGAACTGGTTATTTTGGAAAATTATATACCTCAGGGAATGATAGGCGACCAAAAGAAATTACTTCAGGGAGGTGATGGAAATGAATGAAAATAATCGAACATCTTATCAGGTACGAAGTTCGACCCGGAAATTTGAAACCCGGGAAGCGGATGGGAAACTATATATATCAGGATATTTCGCGGTATTTGGCTCGGAATATGAAATCTTTCAGGGGGCCAGTGAAAGAGTAGACCCGGGAGCTTTTGAGGAAACTCTGTCAGGTGACATAAGATGCTTGATAGACCATGAGACAAGACTGGTCTTAGGAAGGACGAAATCTGGGACATTAACCTTAAAAGTTGACAGCCGGGGACTATGGGGCGAAGTAGAAATAAATCCAAATGACCAGGATGCAATGAATCTATATGAACGTGTCAAACGCGGAGATGTTGACCAGTGCAGTTTTGGGTTTGAGATTTTGGATGAAGAGTTTGAGGACCTCGGAGATAGAGTACGATGGACCATTAAAAAGGTCAAATTATACGAAGTGTCCGTAGTCACATTTCCGGCTTATGAAGAAACTGGCGTAACAGCAAGAAAAAAGCAGCTGACAGAAATGAGAAAAAAAAGCAATGAACTGTGGAAACATAGAATGCTTAGAAAGTTGAAAGGAGAATATTGATGGCATTACGAGCGCTTATATTGAGAAACAAATTGGATATTAAAAAGAGAGAGCTGGAAGCCTTAAGAGCTAAGGATTCTGAAATTCAGAGAAGAGAGACGGAGCTTGGGCAGACAATCGAAGAAATGACGGATGAGACATCCGAAGAGGACCGAAAAACGGTAGAAGATGAGGTAGAGGATTTTGAATCTGAGAAAAAGGAACACGAACAGAAAAAAAACGATTTGGAAGACGAAATACGAAAGATAGAAGAGGATATCCAAAAGGAAGAAAAAAACCAAGAAAGGGCCGCTGGAAACAATGCTGAAAGAACAGGAGGAGAGAATATAACGATGAATACAAGAAGTAATTTTTTTGGAGTAGGATTACAGGAAAGAAATGCAATGTTTGCCCAGGAAGAGGTTAAAGAATTTATTGAGAGGATGCGGACCTGCATCAAGGAAAAGCGAGCCATTACAAATGTGGGACTCTTAATCCCGGAAGTGTTTTTGCCTCTGATCAAACAAAAAACAGAGGAAACATCAAAGCTTATGAAATATGTTACTGTTCAGACGCTTACGGGACAGGCCAGACAGAACATTATGGGCGAAATTCCGGAGGCTTATTGGGATGAAATGTGTGCTGCCATCAAAGAAGTTGACCTTGCATTTTATAACATGGAAATGGATGGATATAAAGTCTCGGGATATTTTGCGGTGTGCAATGCTACTTACGAAGACAGCGATGTTGATTTGGCAGCAGAATTTATTGAAGCGTTAGGCAAAGCAATTGGCAAGGCGATTGACAAAGCTATCATTTATGGAAAAAACGTGAAAATGCCAATGGGCATTGTTACATCACTGATGTTAAAGCAGGCCCCGGAGGGATATCCGTATACGGCCAGAGCGTGGGAAGATTTGAGTACAACTCATATCATCAGTGGCACAAGTGCCGATTCGACCGGAATGAAGTTGTTCCAGGACATTGTTAAAGCTTCAGGTGTAATTGATAATGATTATGATACTGGAAATATCGTATGGCTTATGAACAAGAAAACCCGGACGAAACTGATTACAGAAAGCATGAATGTAAATTCAGCTGCAACCATTGTAGCCGGGATGTCAAATTCCATGCCGGTTATCGGGGGAGATATTGTTGAGTTTAAATATATCCCAGATGATACGATTATTTTTGGATATTTTAAAAATTATATTCTGGTTGAACGGGCCGGAACAAAAATCAGTCAGTCAGACCATGTTCGGTTTTTGGAAGACCAGACGGTATTCAGGGGAACGGCAAGGTATGACGGTGACCTCGCTATAAGAGAAGCGTTTGCCGTTTACGGGATTGGAAAAGCGCCGAATACCACATCACCATTATTTGCCGGTGAAAAACCGGCAGATTCTGAACAGGGAGGGGAATAGAAACAGATATTTTCGTTGCTATACGCACAGGGAGGGGATTGCCTTGAATGAAGAAACCAGGATTAATATTTTAAAGAGGGACCTTCAAATGCTGACAAATGCCAACGATGAATACTTAAGACATTTGCTGGAACTGGCAGATGGATTAATGCAGCGTGAAGGAATCCGCGATACGGAATCCATAGAATATGAAGCGGCGCAGATACAATACGCCGCTTACCTATTTCGAAAAAGGGCTGGCTCCGAAACAGCAATGCCGAGATATTTGCGTTATGAGCTGAATAACTTACTTTTCTCACAGAAAGCAGGTGGAAAATGACATTTGATGATGGCATTTTAAAAATTTATAGCACAGAAAATATATCTGAGCCAGGGATGAAACCGGTGACTGGACTGAAGTACCGCTCCAGTCACCCTTTTGGATATGAGACTGTAGGCATAAACAGATATTATACGGCAATGCAGGCTGACAAGCAGATTTCGGAGCTGGTACATATATGGCAGGACCGAGACATAACCTCAAAAGATATATGCGTAATGGAAGACGGGTTCAAATACAAATGTCAATTTGTCCAGCACATGGAAAATGAGGATGGATTGAGGATTACCAAGATTACACTGGAAAGGTCGAACGAAGAGTATGTCATTAGAGAAGATTTATAAAATACCTGAGATTCTAATGAAAGTATCTGACAATGTAAGTCATTATGAGGCCATGAACAAAACTGATAAATATATTGTCTGGGCCGAAGATTCAGAATCAAGTTCATTAAATACAGATAATAAAAAAGAAATTCAGGCAATCCAAGGCACAATCGATCATTTTACAAAAAAAGATAATGATACTGTAGTGAATGAAATTCAGGAAGCTTTAAAGGCAGAAAAAGTATCGTTTTATTTAAATTCTGTGCAATATGAAGAAGAGACCGGATACATCCATTATGAATGGGTGTGGGAGGTGAGCTGATGGCAAAGATATCAGTAAAGGGATTGGATGAGTACGCCGAAAGGCTGAGCATCCTGTTTAAGGATAGCCAGGATGTTACCCGAAAAGCTGTATACAGCGGAGCGGAAATTGTGGCAGATACCATAAAAGATGGGCTAAAGTCGTTACCGATCCAAGAAGGGGAGAACGGCCTGCCGCCTTATGTGGGCGGAGGGGAAAAGTTGATTGGTGTTTCGAGAAAACAGAAACAGGATTTAATTGACGCTTTTGGGCTGGCGCCAATGGAAGATGCGGACGGCTACATTCAGACAAAAGCGGGCGTAGACGGATATGGTTCAGTGAGAACGAAAAAATACCCAAAAGGTTTACCGAATGCTCTTTTGATGCGCTCGATAGAATCCGGTTCATCATTTCGAAAGAAAAATCCGGTGTTCAGGAAAGCTGTTAATCAGAGTAGAAAAAAGGCCATTGATAAAATGGGAGAAACTATTGACGAAGAGGTTAAAAAAGTAATGGAGGGATAGTATGGCAAAAACAGGGTTATCGATTCCGATATGCGCTGCATATAAGAACCTCGGGAGTGGACGAGTATCGTATACCGAACCTTATGTTGCAGACAGTGCGGTTGAATACAGCGTAGATATTGAAGCCAATGAAGATAACAATCTCTATGCAGACAATAAGGTTAAAGAAACGGCAGGAGGAAGCTTTTCAAGCGGAACACTTTCGCTGACCACATCCGACATAGAAGCTGAACTTGCGATAAAAATGTTCGGGTTAAAAACCGTGAAACGGACGGTTGATGGCAAAGAGATTGATGAGGTTGTTAATGATGATGAGGCTAAACCGCCGGAACTTGGTTTTGGGATTATTGAGGAACATCAGGTGGATGGCGTCCGATTGTATAAGCCAATTGTATTGACGAGAGTCCGTTTCAAAAATCCAGGATTGGCAGCGACGACAAGGGAAAACGAGATTGATTGGCAGACGCAGCAGGTTGAAGCGACAATACTCAGATCGGAACAGGCCGATGATAAATACAAATATCCATGGCAGTTTTCGCCAAAGGATTGGTACACAAATGAAGAGGATGCCAGGAAATACATAATGTCTGTGCTGAATAGTGATAGCACTACATCTGGAGGCGAAAATTAAATGGGAAAAATAAATTATATAGAGATTGCGGGAAAAGAATATCCGATGTCGTTTTCGATGATGGCCGCAAAGAAAATTGCAGAAAAACATGGAAGCCTCGAAAAGGCTTTAAACGAGGTGCAAGGTGAAACAACAACAAAAGGCATCGATACACTGACAGATATCATAGAGTTGCTCATAGCACAAGGATGTGCATACAAAAACTATTTTGAAAAAGATATTCCGGCGCCGGAGAATGCGCCGGTTATTGATGGAAAGTGGGAGCCGATGCCAAGGGAAGTATTAGACATTGCGCTTACGATTGCCGATTTGCCCGAACTGACAGAAAAGCTGTATGAATGTATCGGTGTTGGAAAACAAAAAGAAATTGAGGCAAGTGAGGTTGAAGGGAGAAAAAACGCAGACGCCACGCCGGAGTAAATACTCTTGCGTGGTATGATCTCTGGGGGAAAACACTTGGCTATACTGTTTTGGAATATTCGTGTATGCCGATAGGCTTCCTGTCAGACCTGATTGACTTGTACTTGGCCAGAGAAGGTGCTGTCGAAGTGCGAAATGCAGGAAAGGTGTTGGATGGTGGAATTCCAACAGAATTGAGGTGATTCGATGGGATATGATATCGGGCCTAAAATAGGCATACAGGGTGAAAAAGAGTTTAGAAATCAAATTAATCAGATTAATAATAGTCTGAAAGAGTATGGGTCTGAGATGAATGCTTTAACGGCAAAATTCTCGGATAATGCCAAGAGCCAGGAAGCCTTAGTCGCAAAGACAAAAGTCTTGGAAAAACAATATGAAGCTCAGAAAAAGAAGTCAGAGGTTCTTCAGGCTCAATACGATAAAGAGATTGGAAAACTGGAAGAATTGTCAAAGTCCTATCAAAAGACTGTAGCGGAGAATGGAAAAAGTTCCGATGAAGCCGCAAAAGCTAAAGTTGCGTTCGACAAACAGGCTGAAAGTGTATCCAAACTGAAAGTGGCGATGAATGAAACTGAAGGATTCATGAATAAGCTGGAAAACACGATAAAGAGCAATGAAAAAGCGCTGGACGAAATGGAAGATGGGACGCGGGATGCGGCAACCGGCCTGGAAAAACTTTCGGATTCTGCCGATGAGACTGGAGATAGCTTAGAAGGTCTTGAGAAAAAGATTGATAAAGACCTTCTCAAAGGAGCAGCAGACACCTTTAGCAATCTGGCGGATTCTGTCATGGATGTAGCAGAGAATTCTAAAGAATTCATGAAGATTTCCGGACAGCTCGAGGCGTCATCTCAGAAGCTGGGATATACAAACGAAGAAACTCAGGAGACGTTCAAACAATTATATGGAGTTTTGGGCGACGATCAGACAGCGGCGACGACTACGGCAAACCTACAGGCATTGGGGCTGTCTCAGTCCGAATTAAAGATGATGACAGAGGGAGTCATTGGTGCGTGGGCACAGTACGGAGACTCAATCCCGATTGATGGGCTAGCCGAGGCAGTTAATGAGACGGTCAAAGCTGGGCAGGTGACTGGAACCTTTGCGGATGTGCTAAATTGGGCAGGTACTTCGGAGGACGACTTCAACGAAAGGCTAGCAGCCTGTGGAAGTGAATCCGAGCGTACAAATCTGGTTATGCAGGAATTGGCTAATCAGGGATTGATGGACAGTGCAGCAGGATTCAGGGAGAGTAATAAAGCACTTATTGAAAACAATGAAGCCAATCTGAGTATGAAACAATCCTTGGAGAAACTTGGGGAGAAGGCACTGCCTATAATGACAGAAATTACGGAAGCAATATCTGGTGCTATAGATATATTTAACAATTTGCCAGGACCGGTACAAGACGGCGCTATGATCCTGTTTGGATTATTTACGGTTGCAGGAAAAATAGCACCCGTATTTGCGGCTATCAGCGGCGTATTAACGGCAACTGGGATTGCGGGTGGCACAGCAGCAGCAGGCACAGCGGCAGCAGGGACGGCTTCAGCAGGTGCGGCAGTGGGGGTTGGTGCCTTATCAGCATCTCTGCTCCCGATTGCTGGAATTGTACTGGCTATAGTTGCGGTTATTGCGGCGGTGATATTGGTCATCAAAAATTGGGGAAAAATCATGGAGTGGGCAAAGAATACATTCGGCCCAACCATTGAAGGAATTAAAGGATTTTTCGGAGGACTCGGAGACAAAGTGGAAGAGACAAAGGGAAAATTCGAATCGATGAAAGAGAAGGCTTCGGAAAGTTTTCACAATATGTCTGAATCAGCTAAAACGAAAATGAGCGAAGTAGGAAAAAACATATCAAACAAGATTTCGGATATAGCGGGGGAAATTAAAGGGACAAAGTTGGAATTTCCTAAGATATCAATACCCAAAATTCCATTGCCGCATTTTAGTATTACTGGCGGATTCAGCCTATCACCTTTGAGAGTGCCAAAGCTTGATGTGAAGTGGCATAAAAAAGGCGTTATTTTATCAGGCGCGCAAATATTTGGAAGAACAGGGAATGTATTCCATGGTGGCGGGGAAGCTGGAAAAGAAGCGGTGCTTCCTTTATCGTCTTTTTATGACAATTTAGGAGCAAAATTTAAAGAAGCGTTTTTGGAACTTTTCAAGGATTATAGTAATACGGTCAATGTCCAGGTTGCAACCAACGTTAATGTTTATGTCGGTGATAAAGAATTTAAAAGTTATATCGTAAAAACGGCCACAGATGGAATCGGGAAAAATCAGCTGGAAAATATGAGAGCCAGGGGGAAGTGAAATGTATTTATATGACGTTCAATTTAATGGACAAACAGCGGAAAGTGTTGGAATGGAAGTCGTTTGTCGTCCAAATATACCATCACCCCAAATAAGATACTCAACGTATACTATCCCTGGGAGAGATGGAACGCTATACGGAGCCGATGGAACTATTGAAGATATTGATATCGATATCGAATTTAATTTTATTTCAAAACCGGAAAATTGGGCAAAGGCTTTGGCAAAAGCAAAAAAGTGGCTGCTTTCAGGACCGGGAAAATTGATTCTCGGGGACGATTCGGACTTTTTTTATGCAGTAAAAAAAGTAGAACTTGGAAATGCAGAAAGACCTTGCCATGAAATCGGGAAATTTACAGCAACATTTACTTGCGAGGGGTATCGATATTACCGTGCTGGAGAATATGAATATAAAGCTGTTGAACATAATCCGGGGACAACATCACATCCGTTATATATTATCCGCGGGAATGGGGATTGCATATTGACCGTTAACGAGAAAAAAATAAATATAAAAGTGCAGGACAATATAATCATAGATACAGATTTGATGCTGGCGTACAGAGAGGGAGGCATATTGGCAAATACCTCGATATCTGGGTGGTATGAGGACGCATATCTAAAGCCCGGGAAAAACACGGTATCAATTTCCGATGGATTTGAACTAAAAATAAGACCGAGGTGGAGATGCCTATGATACAGATTTACAAGCCGGAGAATGTGAAATACGACAATAACGGAGATATGACGCTATTTCCGGAAAGTGCAAAGATACATATTATTTTGAATGGTTCTTGGACAGCAACACTGATCCATCCGATCGACCCGGAGAGACGCTGGCAATATATTCAGGATCAGGCTGTAGTAAAAATGCCGTCTTTTAACGGAGATCAGCTTTTTCGGATCAGATCAAAGACCAAAACGGATACAGAAATAGAAGCGGAACTCGAACCGATATTTATGGATGCCAGAGACGATTGTTTCTTAATGGATGTCCGGCCGACAGAAAAGACCGGCCAGCAGGCATTGGACATCATGACAGCGGTAAGCCCAAAGTATAAGGGAAGCTCAAATATTTCAAAGATCAGCACGGCGTATTATGTGACAAAAAATCTTATTGAAGCTATCAACGGTGAAGATGATAATTCTTTCATCAAGCGTTGGGGCGGTGAGATCATATTTGACAATTTCAAGGTCATTATCAACCAGAAAACAGGGAGAGATAATGGCCTTGAGCTGTTATATGGAAAAAATATCAAACAGGACGGCGTTTCTGAGGATGTTGATTTTTCCGATGTGGTGACGCGGATCGTGCCAAAGTCCTATAACGGCTATATGATGTCTGGGCCTACGCCTTGGGTAGACTCACCAGTAATCAACAGTTATCCGACAGTCAAGACTCGAACGATGACGTTTGACGACGTTAAGATGCGCGCCGACGCCCAGGATGGCGATGGAGAGAATGGGGTGGCGATATGCGACACCCAGGAGCAGTTGAACGAAGCACTGAAAAAGAAGTGCAATGACCAATTTGAATCCGGGCTGGACAAGCCCAAAGTCACCTTGGCTATTGACATGGTTATGCTCCAGAATACAGATGCCTATAAAGACTTTGAAGATTTGGAAAGCGTAGCCCTGGGCGATACAATCCATTGTCGACATAGTAAGCTGGATATCTCAACAGACGCAAGGGTCATCGAGTTGGAGTATGATGCCATACTGAAAAAAGTAGATCATGTTGTCCTGGGCGATTTTAAGTACAATTATTTTGACAATGTCACCGGCTTGATGGAGCGTATAGACTCAGCCATCCGTCCGGATGGGACGGTCATTGGTGAGCAGATTTATGGAATCATCAATGGCGTAAAAGCCATGATGCGTGCCCAGGCGACCGCGGCACAACCGGCAGCTGTCCGGGCAACGATATTCGAGGACTTAAATCCAAAATCGCCGACCTATGGCGCTCTGTGCCTGGGGACCATGGGTTTTCAGATTGCCTATGAACGGACAGCAGATGGCCGGGAGTGGGATTGGCGGACTTTTGGAACCGGTCGAGGATTTTTCGCCGACTTCATCGTAGCCGGAACAATGCTTGCTGACCGGATACGAGCGGGAAAATTACAATCACAGGATTTTGTCGAGGGGAAGAGCGGCTTCGAACTTGATCTGGATACCGGAATCATCACATTTTATGGTTCGGACGATTCTGGAGAAGCTTCCAAGCTGGTTTTTGACAATGGCGGTATTGCGATCACAAATCTTGCCACCGGAAGTACAGGGAAAGTCAGTATGAGATATCAAAAGGTCGGAGATGGTTACTATCCGATTATTAGCGGCACAGATGGCAGCACCGGATATAGTATGAACCAAAACGCTTTGGTCTATATGATCGGTACTGTGTTTAAGAGTTCCATTGGCGTATCCAAGGGAAAAGGATATGTAAATACAGATACGATGGAGGTCCGGGAAAAGGCAACCATTCGAGGTGATATTGAGATTGGAGGAAAGATGATATTGAGTGGCAATGAAACATTGAATGGAAGAGCCGAGTTTTCTGATGGATCTTACATGGAATTCAAAAACGGCGTCCTGGTAGGAGGTTACACTACCGAAGGCGGTGAGATAAGATGACATGGATAAGCCATTGGGGCAGTGATTATTACTCGGATGTTATGGACCGCTTTGGAATGGCCCAGTGCAATAACGCTAACCTGATTTATACATATCTTGCCGCACGCGGTTTTACGTCCCGAAATGCCATCATGGCTATGCTCGGAAACATGATGACTGAGTCTTACCTAAATCCAGGTCAGTGGCAGCATGGATATAGTCCATACGACGGGAACCAATATAATGGTATGGGCTTAGTTGGATGGACGCCATACTGGCGGATCATTGACTGGCTGACAAGCCATGGCTATGATTTGAGCAGCGCGGAATCCTATGGATATGGGATGCTGGACAAGTTGGTCGAAGAGTGCTTTGACACGAAAGAAGTTACATGGATAGCTACATCAAGCTACCCCATTTCTTTTGCCGAGTTTGCCACGGATACGGCTCATGACGTTGAGTGGCTGGCCAATGCATTTTTATATAATTATGAGCGGCCGGCGACGACGCCACAGCCAGCCAGGGCAGAACAGGCCAAGAAATGGTCAGAGATCCTTCCGGAGACACCGATGGGAACGTATGTACCAAGACTGTCCATTTACGAGCCGACGGACATGAGTGATGCCGGAAGCGAAGCCTACAAATATTATTTTAGTGAAAACCTGTATTATCGTTATGGATACGGTATAGCCAACTGCACAGCCTATGCGGCCGGCCGGTGGTATGAGATCACTGGCCAATATCCAGACTTTACGTCCGGTACGGGAAACGCAAATAAATGGTATGCGGACGCTATAGGCAAAGGTTATGAGGTTGGACAAACCCCAAGGCTTGGGGCTATCGCTTGTTTTGGCTATACACCGGGCGGACATGTATGTGTGGTAGAGCAGATCAACGATGATGGGAGCTTTGTCGTATCGAATTCGGCCTGGAATTCTGACGAAGAAATGAACATACCGCCATCAGGGATGTTCAACAGCTTCCCGTGTTTTTACCTGACGACTTACATGGGTACGCCAGGGAATCAATTTCAGGGATTTATATATCCGCCAAATATATATACGCCACCGGCGCCACCAAAAAAAGTGACGTTTGTCCGGTGGATTCCGGAATAGAAAGAAGGTGAGAAAGTGAACCAACAAATTGTAGAAGCATATGTGTTTCGGGATGATCTAAAGCGGACTGTCTATTATACACAGGGCACCGACGCTCTGCCGATGTTATTTTTGTTCAAAGACTATGAAATTCCAGAGGGGACAGTGGTAGGTGTTTTTGTGGAGAAGCCTTCGAAAAAAGGCGTCCAGTCCACATCGGCTACGTTGGACGTAGGCGAAAACTCTGTATTGGTCGATATGGACAAGCAGATGGTTGCCGAGATTGGGACAGCCTATATGCAGCTCCGATTGACAAAAGGGGGAAAGGAACTTTTTACCTTCGTCCAGCCAATCCGTGTGGAGCGGAGTGCAACACCCATCGATAGCGAGAACGGCATGACGTTTTTGGATGAAGTTATTGCAAAAATGGGGGAAGCCACAGAGGATATGAAAGCCACAGTTGAGGATGCACGTGAAGCGATAGCAGTCATGGAAGAGAAAGCCATAAATGGTGAATTTTCGGCCAGTATCACAGTCGGCAAAGTCATCAACGGAGAACCGGGAAACGTGGCCAAAGTCACCAATTCCGGGACAAAAAAGGATGCAGTCTTTGATTTTATCATCCCCACAGGGCCACAAGGGCCGAGCGGTGTTATGGCACCATCGGCCGGGATGTATTGTCTTCGGCTGGACCCAGCGACAGGCGACCTTTGGGTAGATTATCCGGACGGCACGGAGCCGCCAGCTTTTCGCTATGACAGTGAGACTGGGAATCTGTATTACGAGATAGAAAGGGAGGATGGGACCATGGCATCATTGCTTATTGGGAACGTAAGAAATCCGCTCATCAACAATGTGACGACAGCGACGCCGGGTCAGGGAGCCTTGGATGCCGCTGTTGGAAAGGATTTGAAGGACGAGATCGATGCGATTAAAGAAACATTGAAGAATGTTTTGGCTACGCAATAATTTGATGGGAGGAATAGGATATGGAAAATAATGCGATAGAAACCAAGACGGTTACCGATCTTGCTGAAAAAACGTCGCCAGCAGATACGGACCTTTTTATGGCCGGGGATGCAGGAACGGCGACTCTGAAAAAGGTTAAGTGGTCGAGTATGCTCGCGGCGATTAAAACAAAGATTGCGGAGTGGAATTTTGGTGTCTTGGAAACGATGGACAAAACCATTACGGGGGCCATCAATTCGCTCGTTACAGCAGTCAATGAAAAAGCTCAAACGAATCACGCTTCGACGGAATCAACATATGGGCTTGGTTCCGAGTCAAATTACGGCCATGTAAAAGTGATCAACGACCTTACACAGGAATCGCACTCCGATGGTACGGCGCTATCTGCGTATCAAGGGAAAATTCTAAAAGATAATCTGGATAAAAAAGTTGAAAATTCGAATATAAAGAATAATTTGACAACAACTGAACCAGGTAAAGTCCTTGACGCAAGGCAGGGAAAAGTGTTGAATGATAAGTTTTCAAATTATTTGCCAAAATCAGGAGGAACGATCACCGGAGCAGCAACAGTAAATGGGCTATTAACTTTGAAAGATCAAATTCGAATTGAATATAACAAAGCGATATCCTGGGCATCAAATGGACCGAGAATCTACTGCTCCGCCAGTCAGCAGATGTTTTTAATGGCAAGTAATGATGAAACTTACGCACTTCATCTTGGCGTGCACGATGGAGTATGGGCGCTGAATCCGGATGTGTCAGGGAATCTTACACTTGGTACAGGCAATCATAAATGGGGTGCTGTATATTCGACCACGGGAACAATACAGACATCTGATCGAAATCTGAAGAGAAATATTGAAGAGTTGAACGAAAAACATGTTGCATTTTTTGAATTGTTAAAACCGTGTTCATTCGAATTTGTTGATGGAACATCTGGAAGAAGACATATTGGATTCGTGTCCCAAGATGTAGAGGACGCAATGTCAGCTTGTGGATTGTCGGACTTGGATTTTGCTGGATTCTGTAAAGACCAAAAGACGGTTCCAGTAAAAAAAACAATGGAAGTCGAGGTCGTTAATCTTGAGACCGAAGAAGTTGAGATACAGACGATTGTTGTTGTAGAAGATGAACCGGTTGAAGGCGAGTATGTATATTCTCTGAGATATGATGAATTTGTCGCTCTTAACACGGCGATGATTCAGTATCTTATGAAAAGGATGGATAGGATTGAGAAAAAATTATCCATGGAACCTATTGATTGATCTGACAGTTTTTGATCTGGCTTAAGCAACAGGAAATTAGTAAGTTCAGGCGGATTGCAGAAAATATGACTGGGATATCAGCATGAAAAGAAATGAGGGAAAGAAAATATGAAAGTGATTGATGCTTATAATGCTATTGTTGGAGCAGCAGTAACCGTGCTGACGGCAATATTCGGAATCTATTGGTATATATTCGCGGCGTTTTTGATGTTTAACGTTTTTGACTGGCTCACTGGATGGTATAAGTCAAGAAAACTCAAAAAAGAAAGCAGCTCAGTAGGGTTGAAAGGGATTTTAAAGAAACTGGGATATTGGGTCATTATTGCGGTGGCATTCATCGTATCATATGTGTTTGTGCATATGGGAACGGATATTTTGAATGTGGACTTAAGTTTTTTGACAATGGTCGGATGGTTTACATTGGCCTGCCTGATGGTCAATGAAGTCCGTAGTATTTTGGAAAACTTAGTGGAATGTGGATGTAATGTGCCGGCCGTCCTGGTAAAGGGGTTGGCCGTAACTGAAAAGTTAATCAATAGTGATGAGGAGGAATAGTAATGGCAAAGATTTATCTGGTAGCAGGTCATGGCGGAAGTGATTCGGGCGCCTGTGCTCACGGAAGAAAAGAAAAAGACGATGTATTGAGACTGACGTTGGACGTCGGCGCTGCACTCAGCAAATTAGGGCACTCAATCCGGTATAATCGGACATCGGATGTAGATACGGACTATTATGGTTACATTAATGATTGCAACAATTTTGGCGCCGATATCTGCCTGTCCATTCACAGGAATTCTTTCAATGGAAGCGCGAGCGGATATGAATCTTGTATCTATGCCAACACTGGAAGAACGAAGATTTTGGCGGATGCTCTCAATGCTGGAATGGCTGCCATTGGATTTGAGAATCGCGGCAGCAAGATTCGTCCGGACCTTGCCATCTTAAATTCGACTTCCATGGATGCTTTGCTGGCTGAGGTGGGATTTATCGACAATCCGGCCGATAACGCTCTTTTTACGAATCGTTATAATGACATCGTAAAATGTATCGCAAACGGCATCTTAAAGGCCTTAGGCTTATCACAGAATGCCGGAAATACAACACCATCAAAGCCGGCCGAGCCGAACAAGACACCGGTTAAAAAAGACCTCGGACAGGTCAATTGTTATTATCAGGTATATACGGACCGGTGGTGGCCACGGGTTAAGAATTATGAAGACTGGGCCGGAGAAGGTGATGGTGTACCTATCCGGTATCTCGGCATTTGCGTGGACAAGGGCAGTATCCGGGCACGGGCACACACGCTGAAAAGTGGATGGTTGCCGGCAATCACATTTGGAAAATCCTATAACATCAATGATTTGGAGAACGGAGTCATTGGTGATGGAAGCCCAATTGATGCCATCGAATTATATTACATCACACCAGACGGATATGAATACAAGAAAGCTGTGTATTGCGTATCATCATTGGAGGGTGATGAATTTTACCCCGTGCAATATGATGACGAGGTGAGTGACACAATGGACGGTTACGCCGGCGCAATGAGTATCCCGGTGGATAAGTTTAAAGCCTGGATTGAATAATGTATTTTTGGCTCCCGGGATTCCGGGGGCCTTATTTTGCAAGGAAAATGAATGAAAGAATTTGACATGTTATATAGTAGAAAGTCGTGTTGCATTTCGTGTTGCATTGTGTTGCATAATTCCGTAAAAACGAGCATTCGAATAACATTTTTCGCAAAAACAAAACACCGACAAATCCAGTGTTTATCGGTGTTTGTTGGTTTTTCGGATGAAATTAAAAAATGCACCCGACGGGAATTGAACAGTTTCACAATTAGCTAAAAAGCCTTAATTTACAAGGGTTTCAAAAAGTTGTGTGATATATCGTGTTGCATGGATTCAAAATGACCGTTAATGCGCTGATTCATTTTAACTGTCTGCTCATCAATGACATTCCGGTAAACGGACTTCATAACACCGTCCGTTGACCAACCGCCACGGGCCATGATGTACTGATCGGGGATGCCGATGGCGTGCATGATGGAAGCGGAGTAATGTCTCAGATCATGAAACCGGAATTTGGGTATGTCGATACTTTTAAAAATTCTTTCAAATTGCATCGTGAGGGTATCTGGGGTGACCTTGATGATACGGCCATCAACGCCGGATATCTTCTCAATAACAAAATCCGGGAAATCAATGGTCCGGTAGCTGGAGTCGGTCTTTGGTTCTTTGGTGATCCATTTGCCGTCTTGGCTTCGTACCATGGATTTGTTGATGTCTATATAATTACCATGGATATCGTTCGATGTCAAAGCACAGATCTCGCCGCGGCGCATGGGACCAAAAGCCGCCAGGAGAACGGCAATCTCCAGTTCTGTGCCAGCAATATGCTCCAGGAGCTTTTTGACATCAGTATCGGATGGAACGTATAGATCCGCTTTTTTCTTTCTTGGCAGTTTTGCGCGAATTCGGATTTCTGGCGCAAACATATCGATGGCCGAAATAAGAAGGCCGTGAGCATTGCTGACGGTTTTGCTTGAAAGTCTTTTGGCGAGATTATTGATCCACTTCTGAACATCTTCATTTGTAATATCCCGGATAAAAATATTTTCAATCTCTTTGAAGTGATTATTCTTTATGACTGTATATCCTCGAATGGTACTGGGGGATAGAACATTTTCTTTGACTCTTATGTATTCCTCTATAGCCTCTGAGACCGTCAGATTTCCGCAGGAAATCCGTTTTTTATTGGCGGCGAACTCCGCAGCCATAAGAGCCGAAAGCTTCTTATTTGGGCTTGTAAAAGAGCGATAGTGGCGTTTGCCATTTTCGTCTGTATAGTCATATACTTGGGTTCGCCATTGGCCAGATGGAAGTTTCTTTGGTGTTGCCATTGTATCATCCTCCTTAAAAATTTGTACAAAAATAACACCTATACAGGTGCCGGAGGATTGTGGTATAATCAACTTGTTTAGGGATGATATACACAATGGCTCAAGCAGCCCGTATAGAAATCTATGTGAAGCCGTCTGGTGTTGGTAGCGCCGGGCGGTTTTCATTTGACAATGTTGTTTGTTTGACATATAATATACTTAACAAGACAACTGGAAAAGATGGATGCACCCCATCTGCTCCGGGAAAATAACTAAGTAACTATAGAGATAGTCGTCCTAACCATTACCAGTGAGCAGGACGGCTATTTTCTATGTGTAAAATTCAGAATTGCTACAAGTAAACTACATACTGTCAAAATAATCATAAATTCTTCGTAAGTACTCATAGACACCACCTCTTCCGTAAGACTCCGGAACAGATGGAAAGCTGTCCTTCCCAGTTGCCCAGGTAAATACATTATTTAGTTATTCCCCTGCGCAGGTAGCGCAGGGGATTTTTAGAATTATTGTAAGAGATAGTCAGCAGTCGTTTCTGTCGAAATAAAATCGGCATCTGACATGAATTCAAATTTAACTTTTGCTCCGGCAGAAATATTCTGGAAAGAAGAGTAGGCTGTCTGTAAAACAACGCCATCTGCATCAATCAAATTTATATGAAGATTTATGTATTGGAAGTTGCAGCCAGTAGTGTTTTCGACAACTGCCTGATATGTCTTCATGCCATAGTTATCTTCAGTTTGTTCAAAAACGATAGAATCAATCCAAGCATTGATAACCTCTTCCTCGTTTTCTTTTTCTGTAACTATTTTGGCATTTGTAAGCATTTCATTTAATACACTCTGATATTCTTCAGGGACAGTCAAACCATAATTTTTTACAAAATCATCAATGATTTGTGTGCGCTCGCCATATAAAGCTTCCCATTCCTGCGCATATTTAATATCATCTACTCCATAATAAGCAACAGTTTCAATTTGCGCCTTTAAATTATTAATATATTTGAGTAAAGTTTCTTGCAGTTTTGTATTTTCAAATTTTTCGTTCTGATATTTTTCTATAATATCCAGTTCAGCTTGAACGCCAGAATTTATTTCCTCCTTGTAATCATCAGCTGATAAGATTCCGTCAGATGCTTCTGTAATAGTCCATCTTGCTACTAAGGATTTCTGAAGATCTGCAATAAAATCTTCATCAGCAAAATATTCTTCTGTTTCTGTAGTCGCGGTAGTATTACCCGAAGTATTTCCGCATCCCGTAAATGGCAAACACAGACATGCTGCTAAAGCAAGAATAATCGTTCTTTTTTTCATAGTTTCATTTCCCCTTTTCATATAGTATTTTTAAATTACATCACTCTGAAAAGCAATGGCCTTTCCGAGAATATGTACATTATTTAGTTCATCTCCAGAAAATATTAAATCTTTATATTTTGGATTTTCGGCTTTTAAGATTAATAAGGATTTTTCTTGATAATAGTATAGTCGTTTTAATGTGGCATCACTGTCATTGTTTACAACTACAGCAGCAATTTCGCCATTATCTACAATATCTTGCTTTCTTATAAAAACTATATCGCCATCTGATATTCTAGCATTAATCATACTATCGCCCGATGCTCGTAAGCAAAAATCAGCTTGTATATCAGAACCGGCCAAAACATAGCTTTCACGGTCTTCATTTGCAAATTTCGGAACACCACAGGAAATCTCTCCGAGTAATGGAAATTTTTTTAATTCGATTGGAAAAACATTAGAGATTTTAGATAAATATTCTGTTTTTTCCCATCCCATAATATAGGCTGGAGATACATTGCCTAATTTTGCAGTGGCCTCAATTTTGTCAGATGGTATATTTGTAATGAGGTTATTTTCGTATTTATATAATGTTTGTTTAGATACATTAATTTTATCTGCAAATTCTACCTGATTTAATCCAAGACGTTCACGAACTTCCTTTATTCTTTCCCCTATCGTCATGCGTTCACATCCTTTCCTTGAGTAACTTAATGATAACACAAAAATGTTTTAAAATCAATAAAAAATATCTTGACAAGTTACAAAAATGTGATATTATTGAAGTAACTTAAAAAGTTACGAAAGGGGTGATAAAGTGATTAAAACAAATGAATTGAGAGGAATCATTTCGAAAAATGGTTTATCGCAATCAGATGTCGCAAAAATAATTGGAATTACACCAAAGACATTTTATGAAAAGATGAAGAACGGTGTATTTGGAAGCGATGAAATTGAAATTATGATTGATAAATTAAATATCGATGATCCTGTTGCAATTTTTTTTGCAAAAGAGTAACTTTAAAAGATACTTTTAGAATTAATTTCAATAATCGAATTAAAGTGACTTAACTATAAACAGGACTTTGAAAAACGAAGAAGGAGGTGGCGTAGATAAGATGAATGAGATAGGAAGCACAAGATATGGAAATGGCGGAACAATAATTCCCAATATGGAAAGAAAAATGGCCGCCGAGAATGCTATAGCAGCCATTAAGAAAAGTCTTTCCGATACACAGCTAAGTTATGGAATAGTGAGAGACATTTTACAGATAGCGGATGAAATAGCATATTATAGTCCGTTACAATAATATTTCCACAATGTCCTTTTTGACGATTCATTAATTTCGCTAACTTATTGAGAAGGAGGTGGAGCAAATGTATAAGGTAAAAAAATATATCAACGGTCAACCGGTAATATCATTTTCTTTGCCTTTCCCCGATTGGTACTTACTTGAACAGTCAGAGTTTTGGCATCGCTTGGATAGGTATCTGGAAGCATGTCAAAATACAAGTAGCCAGATGTCCCTGCAAGAGAAGATAGATTTATTGGAAGGGAAATAGAAAAATCTTCTTTTCGGCTGACTATTTTCCCACCAATTCTACGTTCATGTTCACAAACAGAAATTGATTGATACAGACAAGGATAGCTGACGCCATCATATATGGCAGAGATTCCGGTTATTGATAATGATAGCCTAGAATGATTTTCAAAAGATGCATAAATTAAAAGTTGGTTATTTTTGTAATGGTACATGTGGAGGCGCATAGAAAAATTTACTCTTTGAAAAATTGCAGCAGAAATCAGGGTGTATATTGTACCGATTGAGCCAATGGTAGCAAGAATAAATGTGATGTTTTCTTTGGTGAAAAAGTAATTAAATTCCATTTTCTATATTTCCTTTCATCATTTGTTAGGAGGATTATACCACGAAATATATAGAAACAGAAGGGAGATGAATAGATGACAAGGGGAGTCATTAGCAGGAGTGCAGAGCTGCTCCAGAAACGCTGTGATAATTTAGCTGGCTTAATCGACGGCGAGATGCGGCGTTATCATTTAGATAATAATACCCTGGCGAATAAAAGTTTGATAGCTTCGCGGACGTTGTATGACAAGCGAGAGCATCCAGAAAAATTCCGGTTGGATGAGCTTTACCGGGTAATGGATGTGCTTGGAATGAAAATGATATTTGTGAGAAGGGAGGGACCAGATGAGTGATACGAAAGATAATCGACATGCTGTCCGGCGCGGTCATTTTGGCCAGTACGATCGCAGTGATACCGGTAGCCATTTGTAATCCGTATGGCTTGCCATTTTGCATCTGGGTGATAGCGATATTTCTATCCGGATTGTGGCAGCTGTTCCGGTATCAGACAGATGACGGACCGGTCAGCAGCGACGAATACCGGGAAC